GCCAGCGGGTCGCCCTCGCAGTGACTACGCCACCGGCAGCGCTCGCAGTGCCAAGCGTTGCGAGCTAGGCTAACGTCGGCGTCTACCTGGCTGATTGCCTCTTGGGCGTTCATAGCGTCTTGAACGGCTGCTAGGATTTGGTCGCTGGTGGCGAACATATCCAGCCGATATTGCCAGGCGCTAAGGTCGCGCTCGGTCAGGTGCTCAACATAACCAGGGTCTGGCTTGACCTGCTCGAAGTCGCACGCACGCAGATAAAGCTCTAGCGTGGTGTCGCGCCTGGCGTCTTTGCTGACGCCGCCAGCCTTTAGGCGCTTGGGTTCCTGAGGCACCGTAGGGCGCCCGATTACATAACGGATAAACATTTAGCCTCTATTCTTCGTCTTTGACGATCAGCCCGGCAGCGAATCCACCGAGCACTATAAGCAGCATAACAACCTGCATGATGATCATTAGTTGCGCCCTGCAAAGAGCGCTGGCGCTCGGTGAGCACGATGGCGTCTAGAACTTCCATCATGCGCCCCTTACGCTATCGAGCATCGAGGCTAAGCCTGCCGAAGTGTGGACGGTTTGCCATTGCTCGCTAGCCCAGCGGTCATAGCGACCACGCAGCAAACCCTGTGCATCTTTCTGCAGCAACAGGTCGCCGATGCGGATACTCTCGCCCTTGTCGATCTGCCCTGGCGTCAAAGCGTAGCGCCTGCCTCGACCGTTGCAGCTTTGGCACCAGTCGTCTTCTCGGCGTGAGCGAAAGCGTAAGGGTGCGCAGTCGCCGCAGCGTTCGGTTTCTAGATAGGGGTGACTCACCGCTTCCTCGCTTTCTGGTTCTCTAGAATCGTCAAGTTACGGCGCGCCCAGCTTACAGCGCGCAGCACGTCGTCTGCCTCGCTCTGCGTTATGCCTTCAAGCTGCTTGCTCTTGATCTGCTCGGCGACCCTAGGATGCTCGTACATTAGCAAAATGCCGCGCAGTACTTTCTCGGTGGCTTTCATAACTTTCTTCACTTTCGCTGAAAATCGGACCTGATTTAGCGCCGATTCCAGATTAAATTCTGCTGACTCAATGTAGGCGTTCCCAAGCTTTGCGCAGTGCTCGCCTACTTCTGACTCTTTGTGATCGGCGTAAACATCGTAAAGCACCGCCGATGCGTCTAAGCATTCAAGCGCTTCAGACACGCGCCGGCGGATTTTCTGGACCGCTCTGAACGCTCTTTGGTTTGGCTTGTTCTTCATTTTCATTACTGGCGCTCGATCTTAGATTCTTCGAGCAGATACAACGAATGCTGAAGCGCTATTTTTGTCGCTTCCATATATGCATTAGCATCTTTTGCTGCAGCTATTCCGCACTCTGACCGCTTCCAAGCGTTGTGATGATTGTACAAAGCACGAGCGTTTATCAGAAACCTCTGTGCTCTTTCGACTTCCTTAACAATGCTTACGACGCTTTTATATTGCTTAGGGTTTTGCATTCTCTGCCTCTCTGCCGCTCCAAGCGGCGTTATATACCGGAGCCCATCCCGGCGCAGGGCGTTAGGGTTTAGTCTTGCGTGCCAATGCTGAACACAAACCACGGCTTTGCGTTCTTCTCATAAGCGGCGATCGACGCATCAACACCGCCATTAGCCAAAAGCTTGCGCGCCTTGGTGTAAGCGTTAGAGCCTGGCGTTTCGTGCGCTTTGTCGGCTTGCTCTAAAGCCTGAAGGACCATCGCCATCGAGTGAATATCAATTCCAAAGTTGCTCATTGTTGCCTCTTTCTGCCTTGCGGCTGCGTGCTCCAAGCACACCCTTAACCTACAGAAGCCATAGTGTATTGCAAGCTTTTTATATCACTTTGTGACGCAACTAGAATAAACAGCAAAACCAACGACATAAACGAACAACCATCAACCGCCCTGCTTAATACCGCTTCTAAAAGCTCAATCTGTTTGCCCAAAGCAAACCGAAGATTGAGCAGCACCAATAAGCATCATAAAGCTTCATAAAGCTTAATAAAGCTTAGAGTTACCGCGCGCCCACGCGTGCGCGTACGTACGCATGCGGGGGAGGCTTCATCCTCGCAGAGATTCTCTTCCCTTCCGTCTTTGGGACTCGTGCGAGAATCTCAATAGGGCTTGCAAGGCAGCAGCCAGCCGCTTAGAGTACCGCCACCGCACAGCGCACCAGCGCCTAGCCTTGCGCCGATCACTCCAAGCCTCGGCGTGCCACCTGGCTAGACGGTACGGCGCCATCGGGTCGGCAAGCGATTGCCTCGGTTTGTCGGCTCGGTGGTTTGCTTTGCGGAAAGGAGGCACATGCTAAAGATCGGCAGCACCGGCGAGAACGTCAAAGCATGGCAGCGCTTTCTGCGTCGCCAAAACCTGACCACCTGCAGCGCTAGCGGCAAGTTTGGTCTAGCGATCGACAAGGCGACCAAAGCCTACCAAGAGCAGGCTGGCGTCTTTGCCGACGGGATCGTGGGACCGATCACGCTACGAGCCGCTAAGGCTGATGGCTACGAAGCACCGACCAAAGCCGAAGCGGTAGACGCTGGGATACCTGGCGCCGTGCTCGAAGCCTTTCGCCGGGTTGAAAGCAACGGCAAGCCTGCCGCTGTACGCTTCGAGCCGCACATCTTTCTGCGGCTAGCGCCAGACCTGCGCGGCAAGGTGCCCTATACCCGTGGTAAGTACGTCTGGAGCACCGTGGGCAGCGAGACCGACCGAGCAGCTTTTGACCATGCGGCGAGCCTTGACGCCGAGGCTGCAGTCAAGGCGACAAGCTGGGGGCTGTTTCAGGTGCTCGGCTCGCATCTGCTGGACCTGTACGACGGCGACCCTGCGGCAGCGGTCGAAGCGTTCGACGCAGACCCTGAGAGCGTCAGCGATAAGCTGGTGGCTAAATGGTTCGCAGCTAACCCGAGAGCACGCTATGCGGCGAACAAAGAGCCGATCGACTGGCACACGCTAGCCAGGTGCTACAACGGCAGCCAGTACGCTAAACACGGCTATCACGAGCGACTGCGCAAGACGTGGTCCATGATCGTCAAAGGCTAGCTCGTGGAAGACGCCATCCTACAAACCCTAATGGACTACGGCGCGCTCGGTCTGTTCGCTGGCTACCTTGCCTGGCAACAGAACAAGCTGCAGCAGGCGCTGCAGTCGCTAACGTTGCGATTCCAGAAGCAAATCGACAGCTTGCAAGAGCGGCACGAACAGCGAGAGGATACCATGCGAGGGCGCTACGACACGGTGATAGCCGATCTAAACCGCCACCGTGATAGCATGAGCAAAGATATGGTAGCAGCGCTAACTCGCAGCGCTGACAAGCTAGAAGACTTAGAGAATCAGGTGCGAGAGATGAGGGTAGCGCTCAAGTGACGACCCGCACCGGACCGACCGACACGACGGTAGAGCGCATCTGCGAATGCGTGCGGCTAGGGCTGAATAAGAAAGACACAGCGTTGCACCTTGGCGTGAGCGTCGAGAGCCTCAACGCATGGCTGCGACGTGGCGGCGCAGAGCGGCGACATATTGACAGCGGCAAGAAAGCGCGGAAGCGCGAAAGCGCTTATTTAAAACTGCTGCTTGCTTATGAAAAGGCGACGGCTGGTTTTCAGGTCGACCGGCTAAGGCTGATTAACGACGCTGCGAGCGATGGCGCTTGGCAAGCTGCAGCCTGGACCCTTGAGCGCCGCTTGCCCGAGCAATGGGGCAGACAGCGGCTCGACATACAGGCTAAAGGCAGCTTGATCGTCGAAGGCTGCGGCTGGCTTGATCGCCGCATTGAAACCGCTAAGGTGCATAATGACGATTGAGCGCTGGCAGTTCGGCGAGCCGCACGACAAGCAGCGGCAGGTGCTTATCTCGCCGCATCGGTTCATCTTCTACCGTGCAGGGCTAGGGTCGGGAAAGACTTGGACGGGCTGCCAATGGGCAGCGGCTAACGTGCTGCTCCATACGCCAGGCGCCAACGGCGTGATTATCTCGCCGACCTACTCGATGCTCGACGACGTGATCAGACCGCAGATCGAGGAGTTGTGGCCGCGTGAAGTCACGAAGACCTGGCACGGCACCGAGCGTAGCTATACGTGGAGCAATGGTAGCAAGGTGCTACTGCGATCTGCAGAGCGACCCGGCAGGCTTCGAGGCATACAGGTCGCTTGGGCATGGCTCGACGAGCCGGCAGAGATGAAGGCGGAAATCTGGACGACGATAACAGGGCGCATCCGAAGCAAGACACGCTGGCTGCACCAGATCCTGTTGACCGGTACACCGAGCGGCTACAACTGGTGCCACGAAGCGTTCGGCAATCCAGGCGAGAAGATCGACGAGGGCGTACACGTCGTCAAAGCATCGACCGAAGAAAACGCCGAGCATCTGCCCGAAGGCTACATTGACAGCTTGCGCAACCTGTACAGCGCACGGCTGGCAGCGCAGGAACTTTCAGGCGAAGTCATCCACCTAGAGGGGCAGGTCTTCGATTACAAGCCAGGACAGCACGTTGTCGCTTGCAACTGGCACGACCAAGCCGAGACGCTCGCAGGCTTAGACTTCGGCTACCGCTCGCCGGCGGTGGTGTTCTTTCGCCGCCATCCCGAGCTAGACGCATGGGTAGCGTTCGACGAACTCATGCCAAACGACACGACCACCGAGCAGCTAGCAGACCGCATCCTAGCCAAGGGGTATAATCTACAAGAGGTCTGGTGCGACCCTGCCGGCAAGCAAGCCACCACGGCAGGGCGCACGGACGTAGACGTATTGAGGCGGGCAGGCATACCTGCACGCTACCGCACCAGCAGCAAGGTGCGCCGCATCGCCTTCGGTCTGGAAGTCATGCGGGCAGCTATGGACCCAGCCGACGGTTCGCCGCCACGCTTCTTAGTGCACGAGCGGCTAACCAAGGGCGGCAAGCGTGGGCTGCATAGGTCGTTGCTTTCTTATCGATTCAAGGGCAACACGGAAGCACCAGAGAAGGACAACGTGCACGACCATGCTTGCGACGCTGCTCGTTACTTCTGGGCTAATGTGGACGGAGTAAGCCGCCGGACGGTGGCGCATGAACAGCAGCCGCATCAGGC